CGGTGTCTCCTTTGTCGCCCTTTGGTCCCTGGATTCCCTGCGGCCCTTGGATGCCCTGGGTCCCCTGCGGTCCCTGGATTCCCTGAGGCCCGGCAGGACCAATAAAATAGCCGCTGTCCATTTTGCTCTGCCAGTCTGCTACCCTTGCCGCTTCTGCCGCGACTCTGGCATTCTCTGCTGTTGCGCGGTTGTTCTCCGCAGCAACGCGGTTGTTTTCTGCTGTTACTCTTGCAGACTCTGCCGCGGCGCGGGACGCCTCTGATGTTATGATCTGGTCGAACTGCGCTTCAAGCTGTTCCAGTTCTGAAAGGTCGCCGTCGTATGATCCCGGTGTATTGATGTGTCCCTCGACATAAATCTGTGACAGGAAGGATGACCAGCGCACTGTGGCACCGGTGTCTACGGCTCTCATCTGAATAAAAATGGTTCCTGTCTGTTGTACCTGCCCTGCGGTCACATTCCATGTCAAAAGGATATATTCATCCTGAACCTCTTTATCAAGGACCAAGGTGTCCTTTGTGTTGTCCGGGTACTGTAGATCCAGTCGGAACGTCAACGCAGAAAGATCCGTCCCTTCCTGAAGGAACCTCGGTATCCTGAACTGCCGGTTCTCTGACCTGGTATCATAGATCGTACCGATATACCGCTCATTCTCCGGGATCAGCAGTTCACGGTTTTTTACGATTATCATTTCTTCTCCTTTTGAAAAAGGGACGGCCCCGGAGGACCATCCCTTCCTGCTGATCACATGTTATCGAGTTTCTTAATCAGTCTCTGGATCTCTCCCTGCATCTCCGCAGGCGCCGCATACATCAGTTCACGCAGGCCGTCGGTCACGTTGTTCCCCCTGGAGTATCCGCCGCCATGGGACATCCCCTCTCTGGACATTCCCTCGCGGGAGTACCGGCCCATGCTGTCACGCTTGCCGGACATTCTGTAGGAGCCTCTCATGGAGTTGCCTCGCATTGAGCCTCCCATGGCAGTTGTCCGGGGATCTTCGTCATAGTAGGCATAGGAGCCTCCGCCCTCGCATCCTTCCATGACTTTAAGGACGTTCTTCGCAGCATGTGCCAGGGTGTCGATGGTCTTCAGACTGTCCTGCGTCAGGTCCTTCTCGCCATATTCACAAAGCTCATCGCAGAGCTTATCAAAGAGATTGTTCAGTTCCTGCATAGGTCACACCTCCTTAACCGTTGGTGGTCGATGCGGGAGTGACAGGATTCGCCACGGTATACGCCGGGATCGGATACGGAGCGACGCGGTTGACGATGTACTGGGTCTGGGCAGTGTTGTCCGCGATAAGCTGTGCGGTCTGCGCGGTCTGAGACGCCGCAAGGTTCTGCATGTTGACCATCGTTCTGAGGTTCTCGTTCTCCCTCTTAAGGGCATCGATCTCCTGCTGGCACATCTTGTCGAGGATCTGCTGGGTCTGGTTCTGGATCGCAAGCCGGGTCGCCGCACCTTCACTCTGGACGAGGTTCTGCGTCTGGCAGGTCGCGAGGCGATTGTCACAGCAGCACTGTGCAAGCTGTCCCTGGAGACCGTTGAATCCCTGAAGCATGGAGGTCTGAAGTCCGAAATTCTGGTTCATGTCCGCCATCTGTCTGGAGTTCGCCGCGATCTCTGCCTGTGCGAAACCGTTCTGGACATTTCCGAATCCAGCGGTGATCGCCTGCTGGATGCCGTTTACCGTAGTGTTCAGCATCTGATCACGGAAACCATCATTGATCTGCTCAGACTGGTTCAGCCACGGATACAGACCGCCGCCGCCGTAGGCATTGCCTCCGTTGTTCCATCCACCCAACAGGATGAAGAGAAGGAGGATCCACCAGCCGCCGTCACCACCGAAACCACCGCCTCCGAATCCGCCGGAAGGTGCCACAGGCATGACCATGTTTCCGTTTCCACCGTCTAAAGCCATATTATTCTGTCCTTTCTACCGCTAACTTGATGCGGTCAGCGACTGCCTCCCATCGGCAGCCGGTTTAAAGTTACATGTTCAACATGCTTCTAAGACTGTTCGCCATCTGCACGGCCTGATCATACTGGGCCTGCGTGACGCGCCCTGAGTTGAGTAACTGCTGTACCTGCTCCTGAGGATTCCCACGGAACTGCTGCCGGAACTGCATAAACCTCTGGATCATGTTGTTCTGCGGCATCTGCGGCCCCATCTGCTGATAAAGCGGGTTCATTCATCTGCTCCTTTCAGGCTTTTCTGAATCTCTGCGACCCTCTGGGCAAGCCTCTCAAGATCCTCTCTCTTGGCATACTCCAAGTTCTGGTTCAGCGGCTGTCCTCCACGGATGGTGTAGTCAAGCACCTTCATCTGCGGCATGCCGGAAGCGTCTGCCGACTTGAGGTAGATGACCTGTGCTTCGCTGTCCCAGAGCGCCACTGTCGTTCCGGGCGCTACCAGATAACTCTTTGCTCCTGCCTCTCCCTGGACCCAGATGGGGCCGTTTGCCGCCGGTGTCCGCATCTGAGGAGATGCATCCTGCGTCGGAAAATACGGTGAATACATAGGGTATCCATAGTTATAGGCCATCAGTTACTCCCTCCTTCTCCAGACGAACTGTGGAACTTCGTGTGAGGAGTCCCACGCATCATATATATCTCCGTCAACCACCGTCGCCACATGTCCGCCGAAACCAAGAACGAAGATCCCTTGCGGATTGTCCCGGCAGAAGTCCTCCGCTGTGTAGCAGTCCGGGCATGTGTCCGGGAGGGACTCCCTGATAAAACCGTACCGTCTGAGAACAGCTCCCCATACCGAATCGGAAGACGGCATATCACACATCAGGAAGCCTGAGCCTACAAGCAGTGCATATGCCGTCTCCCAATCACAGGAGAGTGCCTTAGATATCGCTCTGACGGAGCAGTCCCCGACGTTCCTCCCGGCGGGGTTGTTTTGAAACTTAATCCACATGTCATCCTTTCGGAAGCTCGTTTGTGTACTTACTCAGGAATCCCTTCACCTTCACCCAGACGCCCTTAACCGGCAGGCCGCACAGGGCCATGTTCTTGAGGATGCTCACTGCCTCATAGGAAATGAAAAGGATTCCGAAAAACTCTGCCGCTCCGATCTTGCCGCCAAAGAAGTTCCGTACTTCCTCAGGCAGAGCGCCGATGAAGTTGAAACTCGTTATGGCGTCCAGGATCAGAAGGAAACTGATTGACAGGATCATGGATACCTTTCTGATCGCTCCGTCAATCCCGAAGGAGCTGTTCAGCTTCCTCTGCTTGACTGCGCGGAGAAGGCCGAACACGGTGTCCATGCATACTGCCAGAATAAGTACCTGGATGATGTCGTTATGGAGGGCCTCATCGATCAGTTTTACGAAGTTTTCCATGATCTCCACCTCAAAGTTCGGCAATTTCCTTGCCCTTCCCGGCGAGATCCCTGATGAGCTGTGCGGTCTTACCGTCCTGTGCCAGCGACTGGTTGATGACTTCTGCCACCTCGACCGGAACCTCGACAGGTTCGCCGCGCTTGACGAGCCAGGTCATGCCGTTGATGCCCACGAAAAGCGGGTCCTTGTACTTGTCGCCGTCATAGAAAAGATTGATAGTGGTGGTCTTGCCGGAAAGACCTTCCTTTGCCATAGGTGCTTTTGCTGCCATATTTTCTCCTTTGTGCCAGGGGCCATGCGGCCCCCGGCGTTATTTATGATCAGTCAAGGGAGCAGCCGCTCTCGATGCGGATCATGTACTCCTCGACCAGTCTCTCAGCGGTCTTGGTTGCCTTCCAGCCAACAGTGCTGTACTGGTTAAGCGGACCCCCGGCCTGCTCCTTGCTCTTGATGATGGTCTCCAGGCCACCGCCCTGAATAGAGGTCTTACCGTAAGCATTCTTGCCGATGATCAGGGTCGCGTAGACGTTCGCACTGGAAGCACCGGCGCTCTCGAACACCTTCGCCTCGGTGGACTCAAAGAAAACGACGTTGTTGATTCTGCCGATCTCACCGTTGTACATATGCTCCGGGGACGTATGCTTCTGCCAGTCAACCCACTCGGTGTCTCTCATCAGATCATAGGCCACCTTCGGATGAATGATTGCGGCATAGTATCCGCCGTCAAGCATCGGGGCATCCTGTGCCTTCAGTGCCGCGACTGCCTTCTGGATGTCCTTCACGGTGAGGACGTCGGTCTTTGCCACGCCGGTTCTTGCGGTCTTACCGTTCGCATATAAAACATTGCTCCCACCCACTAAAATTTCTCTCGTGATGGTGTCCAGTGTACGTCCCGCCTGCTGACCGATCAGTTCGGTAGCCTCGGTGATGATCGGGTCGATAGCGGTAAGCTGGAGCATGTCAGTGATCTTGACGAAACCACCGTACTGGTTCACAGTCGCGGGGATTGCGCTCACGTTCAGCGCCTGTCCGTCCGGGGTAACGCCCTCAGTCAGCGGGGTCAGTGCCTTCGGCAGCTTGCTGAACTTAC